TTGTCTACGATGTTCTAAGCGAATTGACCAACGATGACTCATTAGGAAGCCCAAGGATTGACACTATTCGCCGACTGGCAGAACGATATGGTGTGGCAAACAATGAATGAACGAATTGAACAACTTTTAGAGCAGGCTAGAGCAGAGTGTTTTTGGTTTGGCAGTAAACCTGCCACTACTGTAGGCTACGATGAACTAGAAAAGTTCGCCGAGTTGATTGTGAAAGAATGTATCGATGTTGCATTTCATCGCGGCGACAATGTAGATTATTTCAAAGAACATTTTGAAGTTGAATGATGAAGAAATACCCATCATACTGTTGCCAAAATTGCGGTGAACTGATCGGGTGGCTTGGTCGAATTATGCCATTCCACAAATGTAAATCAGTAGGGGTTGATGCATGAGCCTAACTGTATCCTTGAATGTGACCAAACCTGTAAGAGTCTATGACAACAACATAACACATAATTTAGGTAGTATGGCCTCTAATGTCAAACTGTCTAACGGCTTAACCTTATATGATGTGTTGTGGCGACCTGATGAACACCGACTAGTATTGGCCAAAGATATCGCAGAATTGCTGGACGAAGGCTGGAATATACTGCTCAGTGAGCCTGATCGATTTCGACAATTCAATCCCCATAATGGCTGGGGCAATTACGACAATCTTTGTCGGTTTGTTTATGAATACCGTACGGCCTGCTGGAACGAACCATTTGCTACTATAGAGGTCTGCCGATGAACAAACGAATTCGACTAATTGCCGAAGAGGCTGAATTTTCCGAAGTAGACCTGCAGATCCAAGGTGATAATTTCCAAAGGTTAGCCGAGTTGATTGTTCAGGAATGTGTAAGATATTTCAACGAAGATTATCAAAGAGATTTTGACGCACTATGGCGTGAAGATTTATCTAAGGGTATGAAAGAACATTTCGGAGTTGAAGAATGAAAACACTAGATGAAGTTTGGGCACTTATTGATTCTCTAAACGAAGAAGCACATTCAAATGCTTGGGACAGTTGGGTAGCCGCAGATGAAATGGAAGAGTCTGATGATGAGGATAGCGAAGAAACTGCTGAACAACTAAGAGAAGAAGCTAGCAATGAACAAGCCGGATACTTTCGTGAAAGTTATTGGGAATTAGCAGAAGAGGATAGGGAAGCCATCAAACATTGGCTAACAAAGGATAATTCATTTAGATATCAATTCGTCACTTGGTTTGGTTATGAGGCATTCGAAGAAGAATTTGACCGTGTAGATGAAGGCTTAGATGGCTAAGTGGGAAGTTAAAAATCTTTTTCGTTTACCATCTGGAAGATACTTACCATGTGGTCTTAATATTGTACAAAAACTTTGGTGGCGTTTTATGCCTGGGGTCATTATCAATGTGCGTTGGCCTGTTGGAGAAATCCGTATCAGACAAGAAGCATCAGATATTTGGGATTATGTTAGAACGGCAGATCCAAACGACCTCCTCCGCCCATGGTTGGAAGCTAATGTAGGCAAACAAGGGCGAGATTGGGACTGGGGACTGACTGGGAATGATGCTGCTGAAAATCGGTTAACAATAAAGATTAGACAAAAACATGCCAAGTATGCTACAATAGCAACATTGAGGTGGCTATGAAAAACTGGGTGGATCTATTAGTGCCTCCATGTCAGCAAGGAGAGAGTTCAACATACGAACCATTAAAGTGGGCAAAGTCTAACTGCCCTACCTACATCACCAATGATGCTGTACAAAAGAACGGGGAATATTATTATCGTTTCTATTTTCAAGCCAACGCTGCTGGAGATAGAGACCGTACTATGTTCCTATTAAGGTGGTCATGAACTTATTTGAGAAGTTTCATCAAGCCGATAGTTTAGTAATTATTCTAAAGGACTTTGTCTACTTTCAAGATACCGAATCTTTGGACGAATGGTGCTGGCAAACATTTGGATATCACCCTAGAGAGGGCATGGTACTAACATTTCGCAAACCTAGTCATACTAATTGGTTTATATTAAAATGGGTTTAGAGACTAAACGCAGGCGAAAATCAATAAACGATTGGCATACCGTGATTACTGGAAAAGAAAATCACTGGCAGGCTACTCAATGGTGTACTAAACAATTTGGTCGACGCTGGGGTGTCGTAGATAATAGAGATGGTATATGGTGTTGCTTTTGGCGGGGCAGAGAACAATTTGGTTCTTATAGATGGTATTTTGAAAATGAGTGTGATGCTATTTGGTTTAAACTGAGATGGGCGTGAATACTAATAAGTGTTTAGAATTTCGCCTACCAAGTGGTGGAGGTGGAATGCCTGCTGGTATCACACAATATAAAATACTTAGAAAAATCAAACAATTTGCCAAACAATATTCTTTAGAATTTAAACATAAATCTATGAATCATAGAGTCAAGGTATGGTTTCCAAAAGAAGAACACTATACACTATTTTTTCTGGTAAGCGAACCAGAATGGTATTGGGAAAAGCCTACTGTACAATACGAATACTATCAAGAGGACTAAAATGAATAAACAAATAATTGATTACAACGAATACCGTAACCTTATCTCTAAGATTTGTAGAGATATTACAATTGATCAATGGCAACCTGATTACATCGTTGGTATCAGCCGTGGTGGGCTAAATAAACTATGATAGTGGTAAATACAGGTTACTATGATGAATATGATCGGTGGATACCCAATCAATGGTGGTATAATTATTTTCTTACCGTGGCAAAAGAAGAATATCCAGTCGATCTAGATATCTTGAAAAAAAGATTGATTGATTGGAACGCTACTATAGATGCAAAACAGCAAATCCACTTTAAAAGCGAAAAAGATTATGCTTGGTTTTTATTGACATGGGAATGACATTGGGAGCAAGGTTTCATAACTACGAAGGTCCTACTTGGGAACACTGTAAACCAGGTTGGTATCAAATATGTATCCCATTATCCATAGATGATTATCCTAATAAATACCTAGATATAGTAGATTGGATATACAACAATGTTGATAAATGTGAATGGCATGCACGATGGGCTATATTTGGTGAAACAGAAATGTGCTTTAAATTTAGATATGAACGCAATTATCTAATGTTTGTATTGAGATGGTCATGACTACTATACCTAAATCATTTCAAGACTACGATGACGATGATCCTGATATTAATAAAAGACAAACTAGATGGGATTATTGGAATGCTCTTAAAAGTGTTAGAAAAGAATATCTAACAGATAATAAAGAATTTGATGCCTATGAATTTGAAGATTTCTTAACAGAACACTATGGCATCCGTATGCATCTATTTGATGGAAAAATAACTGATGGATTTGAGATCGTAGATGAGAAAAAATATCTGATATTTTTGTTAAAACATAAATGATCAAAGTGACTTTACATGGTAAAAGTAGCCAAGATATAAGCAAGATTGTTTGGGAATTAAAAAACTCTGGTCTTATGATCAACAAAGATTATGATTATGAATATGTTCCAAAGTCATATATACATGAATATGACCATGATATGGAGATATATACTTCAACAAGAGAAATCCCAAAACATACGATTTTTACTTTCTATGATGATAAAATAGCATCTTGGTTCACTATAGTATATGCAATTTAATTCTGATGTAGATATAGATTTTGGTGATCGTGACCAAATCTTAAAACATATCAAGCACATACCTGCTAGTATGCGTGATGTAAAGCCACAACGAAAACATTCTACCGGTATATATGTGACCGATATTCCATATAATCCAATCGACCTCATGTCCTCATTAGATTATCAAGAGGCTGAAGCTAGGGGATATTTCAAGTTAGATTTATTAAATGTCCATGTATATAATCAAGTAAAAGATGAAAATCATTTATTAGAGTTGATGAAAGAACCAAATTGGTCAAAATTGCAAGATCCACTATTTGTTGAAAGATTGATCCACATCAGCAATCATTATTCTACTATCGTAAAAATGCCAGAGCCAATCAATAGTATACCAAGATTGGCTATGTTTCTAGCTTTGATTAGGCCAGGTAAGAGGCATTTGATTGGATCATCTTGGGCTGAGATTAGTAAAACCATTTGGGATAAAGGTGATGATGGTTACAGCTTCAAGAAAAGTCATGCAATTTCTTATTCATGGCTCGTCGCGGTACATATGAACTTGTTATGTGAGCAAGAAAAAGAGATTAATTTATTATGGCAGGCGCTTGACTAGTGTGATGCTACGGCGTTTGCTACGGCGTTTATGTAATTCAGTTAAGCTACATGCCGGTCCATGTAGGATCAATAAGGTTTTATTAGTAAAGGTCCTTATGTATGGTTTGAATATAGACCAATCATCTTTTAAGAATAAGTTGATTGGGATCAATCTATTACTTTCCCACCACCACAGTTCACCTAATTCTAAGAATTTAGATTTTTCTATTGGATCTATTATAGAACCATAGTCATAGATTGTAGTTACATTATCATCTCTATTTTGAACTATACCAACATAATCTTGATTGGCATAATTACAAACCGTTATGAACGGGTGAGTTTCAGATAATTTTTTGAAAAAATCTTGTTGCACCATAAACAATATTTAATCTTTAATTACCGAAATAATAATTTAATATTTAGAGACTAAATAATAGCAAGGAGAGATATTTTAGTGTATTCAACGCAAGTTTTTTATTATGTTCAACGACAAATAGTTATCCTCCTATCAGGTAATTCTCCGAGGTCCTATATGCCACAGTACGCCAAACCATTAACTCTTCATCGGGGTGTAGATAATCAGATTCAATTTCAATTTTTGAACCAACAACAAAAACCAGTTGATATCACTGGCAAAAGTATTACTTGTAGGATTTTAAATTATACAGGTACTACCGTATTGATTCAAAAAGCATTGACATTACAGTTACCTGCTACAGGTATTGCCGCTCTATATATCACACCAAGCGATTTGTTCAATATTGATCCTCAAAAGTGTTATTATTCTTTAGAGATCCCGGTTGATTCATTTGGTTATCCAGTCTTTGTAGATCAAAATGCTGGTGCTAGGGGTGATTTGAATATCGTTAATTCTGTCTTACCAAGCTTTGTACCTTCACAAACCATATCAATACCAACTGGCCAACCATTTCCCAATACTGCAAATTATACTTCTACTGAAGCTAATATATACTATTCAAGCGCATTCAACACCGATAATTCAGGTGTGCTTACTATTCAAACTCAATTTGAAGAGTATTATGGCAATGTGACTATACAAGGTTCTACCATTGTAGATAATGATTGGTATCCAATTTTAACAACTGATGACTATTCTAATACCTCGGACACTTATGGATATACAGTAGTTGGCTATCATCCATTTGTGAGGATGCAATTTACTAGCAATGCAGGTGCAGTAACCAACATCTTGACCAGATAAATTGAATTTACACTGATAAGTATGCTATACTCTAAGAATGTTTGATATTCTTTCTATTGTTCCAGGTAAGAAAAAAATAACTCAAAATGGTTGGTATAGCTTTAACGCTATATGCTGCCATAATAATGGACATAATCCAGACCGTAGAGGACGAGGTGGGATCAAAAAAGATGGTGATAATTGGGCCTATGCCTGTTTCAATTGTGGATTTAAATGTGGATTCACATTAGGAAAAAGCATTGGCTCTAATGCTAAATTGTTCTTAGAATGGTGTGGAATAGATCAAACCCAGATACAAAAATGGAGTTTAGAAAGTCTACAACATAAAGATTTATTAGATTATATCAGGATAAAAAAAGAAAAAAGCAAAATAAAATTCAACGAACATACTTTGCCAAATGGTGAGTTGATTGATATAGACAACTCATTACACAAAAAATATAGAGATTATCTTTACTCTAGGGGGATAAATCCCAATGACTATCCATTTTTGATCACACCAAATGGTGTAGGTAGATATAAAAACCGTATAGTGATTCCCTATACATATAAGAACAAGATTGTAGGTCATACCAGTAGATTTTTAGATAACAAAACGCCAAAATATATCAACGAACAACAACCTGGTTATGTCTTTGGCATTGATTTTCAAAAACCAAATTGGGAAGTATGTATATTAGTAGAGGGAATATTTGATGCTTTATCTATCAATGGTTGTGCTTTAACGCATAATACAATCAATGATGATCAGGCTAGTATATTATCCGATCTGAATAGAAAGATAATCTTTGTACCAGATAGAGATAAGACAGGGTTGAAATCATGTAATCGTGCATTAGAATTAGGTTATAGTGTTAGCATACCAAATTGGGATTCTAGTGTAAAAGATGTAAATGATGCGGTACTTAAATATGGAAAGTTGCCTACTTTATTAAGTATATTACAATCGGCAACTACAAGTAAAGTTAAAGTAGAGTTAAACAGGAGAAAGATTGAAAGATTATAATATAGATGTTCAGATGTTGTTTTTGAGGATGATCATTACTAATTCGGAGCTTTATACCCGTGTAATGAACATAATGAACCCTGCCAATTTTGATAAAAAATTAAAACCAACAGTAGATTTTATCATTGAGCATACCACAAAGTATAATTCTATGCCTGATCCTTTACAGATCAAAGCTACATGTGGTATGGACATTGAGATGATCCCTGATTTAAATGATGGACATTATGAATGGTTTTTGGAAGAGTTTGAGGGTTTTACTAAACGACAAGAATTAGAAAGAGCGATTCTTAAAAGTGCTGATTTATTAGAGAAAGGTGATTTTGATCCAGTTGAGAAGTTGATTAAAGATGCGGTTCAAATCTCATTGCAAAGAGACATGGGTACAGATTACTTTGCTGATCCTAAAGCAAGGTTAATGGCTTTGAAATCCAACAATGGGCAAAACAGTACTGGATGGCCTAGCATGGATAATAAGTTATATGGTGGTTTCAATCGTGGTGAATTGCAGATATTTGCTGGTGGCTCGGGATCAGGTAAATCATTGTTTATGCAGAATCTAGCTGTAAATTGGTCACAAGCTGGGCTTAATGGTGTATATGTCACATTAGAATTAAGTGAAGGTTTGTGTAGTATGCGTATTGATTCAATGATGACCGATACTAGTTCTAAAGAGATTTTCAAAGATATTGATAATGTAGAGATGAAAATCAAAATAGCTGCAAAGAAAGCTGGTAAACTTCGTATAAAATATATGCCAGCACAAAGCACAGTAAATGATCTCCGTGCATATTGTAAAGAATTGCAGGTACAGACTGGTACTAGGATTGATTTCTTATGTGTAGATTATTTGGATTTGTTGATGCCAGTCAGTGCCAAAGTAAGTCCATCTGATTTATTTGTGAAAGACAAATATGTATCAGAAGAATTGCGTAATTTGGCTAAAGAATTGAATGTGTTGTTTGTCACAGCCAGTCAATTGAATAGATCGGCGGTTGAAGAAATTGAGTTTGATCATAGTCACATCTCTGGTGGTATTAGTAAAATCAACACAGCGGATAATGTTTTTGGTATTTTCACTAGCCGCAGTATGCGTGAGCGTGGGCAATATCAATTACAGTTAATGAAAACTCGTTCAAGTTCAGGTGTGGGCCAGAAGATAGAATTAGAATTTAATGTTGAGACATTAAGGATTACTGATCCAAATCCTGATGAAGGTTATAAACCACCACAACCTTCAGCAAATGATATCATGAATAGATTAAAACCACAATCGGTTGTGCAAGAAGAACCTATCAAAAGAGTAGTTGCTGATATACAAGGCTCTAAATTAAAATCCCTATTGAATTCATTGAAAAAAGAATAAATACAATATGGATAATTCAATGCAACGGAAAACCCGTAGTTTATTAGAAGAGTTAGAAGCGGTTGGTAGCAACCGTGATATGTCTCATATTATTGAATCTAGAGCTACCAACATAATTGTTAGTGCCATTAATCTTATAGAGACTATGAATAAGCATTATGATAAAGATACAGCAGAGTTATTAGAGAAGAAGTTATTAAGTGCTATTAGAGGTAAAGATCAGACTAGGTTTTCCAAATCAATCAAGAAGAACAAAGAGAGTTAATTATGAATCTATCTGAGTCTTTAGCCTATTTAAGAGATAAGTTAAGTAATTTTTCTGAAGAGACCATTGTTTTTGAAGATAAAGGTCATTTAGATCATCCTGAAGATTTAGTATTTTTGCAAGATATATCAGGTGCCAACCGTGCTATAGATTCAGTTGTAAAGACGGTAACAAATCCTAATACAGTTACTATTAAGTGGGACGGATATCCAGCCTTGATATTTGGTCGTGATGCTACTGGTAAATTTTCTATTATGGACAAGCATATGTTTAATAAGAAAGATTTATCTGGTAGGCAAGTATATAGTCCACAAGAGTTTGTGCAATATGACCAAGCCCGTGGGGTAGAGCGTGGTGATTTATCTAGGATTATTGCTGAGATTTGGCCTGGCTTAGAAAAAGCGTCTAAAGATTCTAAAGGGTATTATTGGGGAGATTTATTATTTTCCTCACCGTTAGAAGATAAGAATGGCCAATATACTTTTAAAGCCAATCCAAATGGTATCACATATACAGTAGATGCTAGCAGTGATGTTGGTAAGCTAATGAGTGGTAAGACTGCCGGTATTGCTGTTCATCAATATATTGAACCAAATGCACCTAGTACCGATTTTGCTCAGACTTTAGATGGTACTATTGGCAATCTCAAGAATAATAGCAATGTTGCCATCATACCTAGCAAGATGCCAAATACACCAAAGCTTAAGCTTGATAATAAGTTATTGAATCAAGTAAAGAGTGATATATCTCAGTATGGGGAAGCAGTTCACCAGTTGATGAATTCTGCACCACAGGCTAGAAATACATTTAATCAATTGTTTACAACTTATATTAATAAGAGAATTGTATCAGGTGATTTGAGTAATTTAGCACAGGGTTTTATGGATTATGTTGCAACTAGACCAATGACAGATGCTATGCGTAATAAGATATCTCAGCATTTGAATGATAATAAAGATGGTATAATGGGTGCGTTTACCATATGGTCAGATATTTACAATTTGAAAATGTCTATAGTAGCGCAGCTTAATAAAGCGGCTGAGTCTAGTCCAGTACAGGGTTACTTACAAGATGGTACTAATACCCAAGAAGGATTTGTTTCCAATGGTCTTAAGTTTGTAGATCGTATGGGTTTTAGCAGACAGAATCTAAGCGGTAGATAATCGTATCCAAAACCAAGTTTTTTGTACAAAATGATAAATAATTCTTATGAAGCAGTAGGCTTCAAACATTTAAAGGAAATTCAAAATGGCACAATTTACAAGAACGAATGGTGACTATCAACCAGTAGTCGTATTAGATGCACCAGTTGGTAATGCTGCTGGTACAGCAGGTTGGAATAATGGCGTTAACGCTGTTATCTCTGGAGCATCAGTTCAACCACAAGGTCCTAAGCTAGATTATTTCACAATCACAGCTTCTGGCAGCTCAACATTTAGCACAACTCAGGTTAATGTTATTGTTCAGACAATCCAGCAATTAGCTACAATCTATATCTATGAATATAATGACAACAGTGGCAGTGCTGACTCAATGGGATTCGCTGTTTATCCAACAGGTTCATGGTACATTGATAACTCTGGTCCTCAGGGTGCTAACTCAAATGTAGTTCTAGCAATCAATACAGCATTGACTGCTGCTGGTGTTGCTAACACCACAACTGGTACAGCTTCAGCAACATTTACAAACTAATTAGTTTTGTATCCAAAGGCCCAAGAATTATTCTTGGGCTTTTTTTTCCTCTAAATAGTTGATGAGTTACAGAATTGAATGTTTCACCTTATATGACATATATAAAACTGGTGTTTTGAATAGACCTAAGCCAGTAGATTGTTTAGATGAAGAGCTTTGGCGATATCAGAGAAATACCCAAGCAAACTTTGATACTATAGTACAAGCTATATCATTAAGATCACAACCAGATGTAGTAGTTGATCCATACCGTATTGATATTAGATTTGATGATTTTGATAATTTTGGATTTCTCTACCAGCAGATAGAAGATGAGACTTACCCATGTTGGGTTTTTGAGTTTGAGATACAGCATGCCAGTATATTCAACGATGGAATAAATGAATTGGGGCATTTATATACTGATTGTGACCAAGTACCTATGATCAGATGTGGTACAGAATGGGACAAGTTACCTTACTTTTTAGATTCATCTGTGGAGTTAAGGAACATTTATTTTAAGATTAAAAATGACTGATGAAAGAATTATAAACAAGATTACCTCATTTTTAAAAAATGAGTTGACATTCAATATTAGTGATATTGTTATTTTTAAAAATGACAATAATTCCTATGAGCTTTTCAATAAATATTTAATTGAGCAATATGGTAAAGAATCGTATAGAGTCAAATGCCAGTTCAATTCAGTTGAGAAAACTTTTTCATCTATTAAAAGTGCAGTTACTTGGTGTATTTTTGACCAAAGAGGTAAATTTGCCGAATGTAACCGTATAGAAGAGTTAGACAGGTTATTACAGGGTATAGATGTTAGTATCAGTTTATATAAGAAATTCATTAATAAGAAGTCCGATGTTGGTAATAAGTTGATATATATGGCTAAGTTGTCCGAGTATTACCATAAAAAGAAGAGTATGAATGGTGAGATGACAAAATTTATTGCTATTTCCAAGCAATGGCAAGAGCAGAAGTTTAAAACTCTATTAAAAAATGGTTGAATGATAAATATATTATAAGCGTAGGAACTACTATGAAACTAAATGACCTTGACACTAAAAAATATGCCCAAAGGGCCTTGAATGAGAATTACAATATTCCATTTAACATAGAGAATCTTTCGGCTAGTAGAGCCAAAACATTGCTTTCTAAAGTTAGAAAATTAGCTATGGAAGCCAAGCGCAGTCCAGATTTTCATAATAAGCAGACCAGTCCTTCTTATATGAAGTTAGTGTTTATGGAGCAGACATTATCATCTCATTTAAGAGATTTAGCCCAAGCTCCTAAGCCAAGAATTGTATTTGAAGATGAAGAAGTTGATTCAGCGCAAGTGACATTAGCTGCACAAGACATGGTTGATTCAGTTCAGAAGATGGTTGTAGAGATTAGTGATATGCTTTACAAAGAGTTACCTGCGTTGGTAAGTAGTATTGAATCTGATCCTACTTTAGGTAATGAAGCTGGTGATAGATTTGATAGTCAAGCCAGTGAGACATTGAGTGCGTTATTAGCTGCTGTACAAGAAGCCGAGAAAGGTTTGAAGGCTGCTAGAAACATAGTTACTGGTAAAGAAGGTGAGCCTATCGAGCCTGTGATGGGTCCAGAAGAGCCTGAAATGAATATGCCAATGCCAGGTGAAGAAGAGATTGAGGTTGGTGCTGAAGAAGAGATTCCAGCTCCCCCACCAGTAGCTCCTGCGACTGGTCCTGCAGGAAGAGCAAAGAGATAATCAATGTTTTTATTTGAATTAGATAGAACACCAAAGTTGATTGCCGCTTTTGATCAGTTCAAGACTGATTTAGAGAATGGCGAGCTTGATCCTTATTGGACCGTAACAAAAGTTTTGAGATATTTCCAAGATTATGATATCATTTTAAACAAGCAAGATTTGAGAAAACCTCCTTTCAATACTATTATAAGTGATATTGGTCCTGGCAATAAGATAATATTTAAAGAACCTGAGACAGCCGAAGCTCCTCCTGAGCCTCCACCAGAGATGGCTCCACCTCCAGCTATGCCTCCCCCAGAAATGATGCCACCGCCTGAAATGGCTCCTCCAGGTATGCCACCACCAGAGATGGCTCCGCCCCCGGTAGCTGGTCCACCAACAACCCCACCTGAAGATATAGTTGCACAAATGGCTAGAAATGCTGCTAATTTG